ATTGGCCATTACTACACTCCTTTTTAAAAGTGCTTATTGCGGCATAAATAATTCAACAAAATATCTGCAGGGCTAGGGTAAAATTAATCCTTTAGATATGTCCAGGTCTTTAAAAGCTTTATGTCACTTATGGTCATCTTGTCCACCCCATATTTAGCTGCCAACTCTGACCCAGTCTGACCGCACAATAAAGCGCATCTAATTTCCTTAACATCCTTTACGGTCAATTTTGCCTTCACGCTTCTGCCCTTTTTAAACATATCTCTAATGTTATCTGCACAACTTCCAAGGAACAGATGCCTGGGGTTAGTGCATACTTCATTGTCACAGGTATGACATACATACATTCCTTCTGGTATAGGCCCCTTATATATCATCCAAGAAGCCCTATGTGCTTGTATCTGCTTCTTGTCATAAGAAAGACGTCCTCTACCTTCCAACAATGTACCTTTCCATCCCCAGCATCCATTTCCTCTTCTTTTATCCGCATACTTATCAAAATACTTTTTTAGTCTTTTAACTTTTTGCTCGAAGGTTGATACACTCCAAAATTCCATAATGATCCTCTAGTTTATACGGTTACAATTTCTGTATTGTACCATACAAACTATGGATATGGGAGTACGTTTTGTGTTGCCTCTGTTAATAGGTCATTTACTTCGCCTATGGGCACAACCTGAGCAGGTGTTCCAAAATCACCAGGTTGAAAATCTGGAACTACAAATGCATCAAAGGTGGTTGTATCTATAGGCACAGTGAACTGCGTATCATTAACTACCGTTATAGGGGCTTCCAAACCGTTTACCCTGACCATTCCAAATCCACTTGGCACATAAAGCCGAACGATTAACCCGGTTGAATACTGGTGATTGCCAGGGTTAATGCCATCAAATGTCGTTGTTATCAAAGCACTTTCAGCCTGAGTGATGGACAAGATATTGCGCATTGCTCGCTGGAAGGTTGGGAACTGAACGCCATAATAATTAGGTGTATTTGGTATAGACATTTCGTACCCTTATGGAGAAACAGAGACTTCTACTAAATTTGATGGATACATATCAACATCGTCATCCATGTACTCGAGAGAATGGAATGCGTAGCGATGAACCTTCTTGGCTTGCTGAAGAGAGTTGGTTTGCAATCTTCCATCTGGATTTTGTGCCCCACGGATACCTTGCTGACCGAATTCACCTTGAAGATGTTGATATTCTTTGTAATAACAGTTGTTGTTCAAGTGACGAGCTACACCACGAGGGATTCTATAACGCTCACCATCACACATCTCATAGATGACGTTTTCATCGCCTGGATAGTATTTGTAGCTAAAAAGAACAGCACCTCTACCACCATTGGTCGCAGGATTTTCTAGGTTCTTGAAGATACCGGTTACTAATTCAGCATCCCGATCTTTCATCTTCTGAATTTGTTTAGATAAGTCATCACGAGAAACCTTTTTTCGTTCTACTCGTGCTTGAGCAGCTGTAGCTGGCATTATTTCTGGCTTTTTCATAGCTTCCTTTCATTGCTTTCTACTCGAAGGAAGGGCACCCGAAGATACCCTTCCCACTTTAATTACAGATTATTTACACTGAATGATTTACCAGCAACCCAGTAGATCACATCGTTATTAGCACCTGCTGGAGAACTTGTTCCCGCAACGAGTTGAATACCGATATAAGCTGTGTTAACGGTAGAATCACCGAGGATGTTAGCGCCTAGGAGAAGCGCTTCAGCTGTGTTTTCACCCATAGGAACAACTTGCGCTGGAGTGAATCCAGGAGCAGTTGTTAGAGGGAATGCAAACGCAGAGAATCCTGTGGTATCAATATCAATAGTTATAGTGTTAGTTACGCCATCGGCATCTGCCTGATTGATCGCAACGATGGTAGCTTGTAGTCCGTCAAGAGCGGTCATACCATATGCCAAAGCAGTAACGGTAGGAACGATTAACCGAACAACTTGGCCTACTGTATACGAGTGCGTTACAGACAAGGTCACAATAGCTTGCGTAGCTTGTGAGATCTTGGTGATGTAGCGAGAACTTGGATAGAAGTAAGGGTTGTAAGGTATGCGGCGGAATGTACCAGCACCTGGGTTAGCGCTTGCTATTTGGGCCATGTAGGCGAGTGTAAAACTTACACCTGCGCTTAGGGCACCAATAGTGAAGTCTAAGCCACCCAATTGAAGTGCACCTACAGTATTGAATATGCGAACAATATCACCATTACTTAATGATGCAGTGTTAGCTGTATTCACTACTGGAGGGTTACCGGCTGTTATACCAGTAAGAGCCAATGAGGGACCAGGTAAGTTGACAGATGAATCTACTAAGTAGAAACCTGCATTAGCAGCAATTTGAGCTACAGCAAGAGCGCCTGTAACAGCAGTCTTTGTGTAAACTAGTCCACGACCTTGCGCCATTCCCCGTTGCCAGTAGAATTCTGCGCCTGTTCCGGCACCAGCAGCAATAGATACTGTGTAGTTTTTAACCCACATCCAGTCCAAATCAGACCTTAGTTGGATTACTACGTTGGCACCGGTAGAAGTGAAGCGACCTTGATTAGTTCCTGAAAATACAACAGACATCGTGTTCTCCTATCGTAGCGTACAACGCATATTGGTGATCCATAAATCGTTCAATATCCGTGGGACTTCTGCGAAGACATAACCAATGGTTACGTTCTGGAAGAGAGGATCCGAGAACACTGGCGGTCTGTATAAGAAACGAGCCGAGTAATTATCTTGCTCCACGCAAGCCAGGGCCTCCATACCTTGAACAAAGACGTTATACACGTCATTGCCCAATGCAGATGCATTTGGAGACACACTCGCAACTGAAGAAAGCATGAAGCGAACGTTATTAACGTTACCCCATTCTGATCTCAATACACGATTGTCGTTTGGATAGTTCCACTTAGAAATGAACCCGTTTATGTTGTTCAAATCTTTAGACAACTTGGTATGACCTAGTGCTAGATAAGCATCGCGTACCGGCCCGGTTCCAAATTTATCTTCTCCGCCGATGGTATCGAGGATCATCCATGCATCGTTTGTTAACAATGTAGAGGTGACTTCATCAATATCAGAGAGTGATAAATCCGTAGGCAAGTCGCCGTTGTTTCCGCCGGTACAATTGTAGATAGAAGCTGTTGAAGCTAACATATCTCTGGTCAATTGGTCTTCGGTCATACGGAGCGATAAGCCGAGCAGTTCAGCTGTTTCATTCAATACAGGGTCTTGGTTTTGAAGCGTTACCTGTTGGTTGATTGCTACATAGAGGCCATAAAATGACATGGTAGCGTCAATATCAACACGATTGAGAGGCGTTGCTGGAGGGGTTGCGCCGCTGGGCCCAAGTGGGACTGGAGCGGTTGGCAATCTATCGTAGCGCGCCATTCTTAAAGTTCTTCCACCCTTAGCAGGCAAACGTTTTGCGAGTGCGCCGAGCTTCATGATCAGATTAGGGGTTCTAACCGACAGAAGTACGTCGTCAAAAGTTTGCTGGACGGGAGCAGGAAGAGTTGTAGGTGTAGTTATCATACACACACTCCTAAAGTGCAAACGTACATAGATAAAATGACTTTGTTTTAACTATGAGCCGGAACGACACTCGTTTTACGTTCCTGAAGTGGCGAGCTTCATTACGCCGAAATGAGTGGGTGACGAGGCCAAATACGTCTGCAATTAGCGAGATTGCGGGTACGCTAAGGTCATTATAGAAAAACTTTCATTATAAAAGCAACTTCATAACTGCTCCGACGTCGGAATCGACCTCGAATAGGTACTTTATACGATGCAGACGCGATAAGAGGAATCTGTCTCGCGAAATTATCGCGAAATTATCGCGAAATTTGCGCGAAATTGAGAGCACAAAAAAAGGGACCAAGTGGGTAAAACAGCAAACCACTTAGCCCCTTGAAGATTTGGGAATCGACGTTTTATGCTAGCATATTTTAAGACTTATACATCTTGGCTTGTTCAACCTGACGGCGCAGTTGATCTTTACGCTGCTCGCTTAGAATACGACGATCATAGTCACCAACACGAGCCAGTGGTGTTTCGCTTGTTTGTGGAGACACATTAGCAGCAGAGCGAGGTTTAGACTTATTGTCTTCAACGCGCTTATCTAACTCCTGATATTGGTTATCAAGTACTCCGCTTGCCTTAATGAGTTCATATCCTGCGTATCCGCGATCATATATGTCAGTGCTAGCATAGATAGTTCTATAAAGAGATGGCTTTTGAGCAGCTAGCTTCTCGAGATTCTCTTTGGTTACTACGCTATCAAAATCACTGAACTGAGACCTGAGACGCATCTCGGCATGAGTAAGAGCTGTCTGTTGATGATACTCTTCGAACTGCTTCTTAGTGTTCTTTATCTCTTGCTTCAGGTTCTTAACATACTTCTTGAGATCTTTACCCTCAACGTATGTATCGTCACCAACACTAAAGTCATCTTCTTCAGGCTCCGATAACTGCATCTTGGTGGTTTGCTGCTGAGACATATTCATTTGAACCATGCGTTCCAGATCTTGAGCTCTGCGCTCAGCATTCTCGGCACGTTCTCTCAAGATGCGCATATTGGCTTCTTTTTGAGAGTCTTGCGCCGCTGTATTCTGTTGTGTCTGCTGTTGAGGTGCTTCGGCCTGTTCAGCTTGTGGAAAGGTGTGCTCAGCTGCCTGATTTAATTCATCAAACATACATTCTCCTCATTACTACTGATCTTGATTAGTGCATCTACTTTCTCGCCATTCTCTTTTTTGACCCAATCAAGCATGTCGCCGCTCTCCATCAAGATGACGAACTTTGCTAGATCAGAAGTTTCTTTATCATTTAAGTATTGCTGCTGGTTTCTCAGGATGTGGTAATACAAGATCGCATCCGGGATAGACCAGAGGAGCTCTAGTTGACCCGTGAGATGCATATACTTCCATACTGATTGTTTGTAGACAGGCGTGGGACAGGACTTGCGAGCTAAGGTTATTACCTTTGGTTGGCGCAATACTCTGTCTGCAGTTGTTATGAGTACAACATAGAAATCTTTGCCGAAGTATTCATCGGACATTCGGGCTTTGGCGGCCGTTTCGTGAAGACGGGCCATAATATCAGGTTCCATGGCGCGGCGGTATTCAATGATATCGTCCTCAAGGTCCAATCCTTGAGCATCATGTTCGCGAATTACCTGGCCCGCTAGTTTTTTAATAGCGTCCATTACTACTCCCTTGCTTCAGGTGCTAAGGTACGTATAGCACAAAAATATTAGCAGTGTCTAACTGCCATTTCGTATGCACCAAAAAAAAGCGGGAGCGCCTAAGTATCTTTACCTGATACCTAAGAACTCCCGCAGTAAGCAGTGTCTTTCTAACTCGGAGATATGAGCGGAAATCCTAGCCGTTGCTCGAGAAGAAGTCTTTCGACAATAGGAGCGTCTGGCTCGGGCATATCGTAAGATGGAAGATCTTCAATCTTTACCCATCTAACTTCTAGGTGATCGTAAAGGAACATATGTCCGGCATATGACGGTACCATATAGGCACGCATCTCTACCATAGATCCTTTATGCTCAAAGAAGCTAGAACAAACATAATCGCCTACCTGTGCAAGTATTCCGAACTCTTCGTTCAACTCGCGGACAAGGCATTCTATTTCTGTTTCTCCTGGTTCCATCTTTCCGCCAGGAAACTCCCATTTGCCGTAAAGATCATCCTTCTTAGCTCGTTGAGCTATAAGAACCGTGTCATCTTTATAGAAGATAGAGGCTATTACGAACTTAGTTACTTTCTGCTGCTCGTTTTTTGGTGAGTGCTGCATGCTTTTGTACCCATTTCATGACTGGTGTTTCATCTGTTTTTTCATAGATGTCTTTTAACGTTGCTTGTGCGTCATGAATTTTAGGCATATCGGTAGCGTATGCAGGTCGTTCTTTCTTTGTATTGTCATCGAGCATCTTCAAAGCTTTAGTGCGTGTCGCATCATAGATTTGAGTGAACTGCGTCTTCATCGTCACATAACCAAGATTAAGTTTAGGATCTTCTTGCTTGCTTTGTCTCTTAAGGTCTTTATAGACCAATTCAGTTACGAAAGAGAAGAAGCCCATATCGTAAGGAAGTCCTGTGAAAATATCGGTAGAACGCGATGCTACAGAACAGCAAAGATGGTCTTGTTTTACAAAGAACTGCATGCCTAATGTGCATGGAAAGTCTTTAGAATCCATATCTTTGTGCTGTAGTTGGTTGATATTGATGAATGCCTTACGAGAGTCTCTAGACTTCTTTAGGTTATCAATAACCCATTCGTATTGAGTTTTTCCTGTGCTAGGTACTCTTTGGTGGAATACATAGTGTCCATAGTTAGAACAGATCTCACCTTTATCATTGGCGAGAGTAGTCCACATCTTAGACGCTTCGCCTAGACCTTCATCTACCTTCAAACTACCACCAAAATAGGCCAAAAACTCACGTGCTAGGTACTTTGTAGCAGCTGGGGCACGTAAATTGTGGACTCTATTTCGTGGATTGGTAAGGGTATAGCTTACATCGAAGGCTTGTTGTCCAGATCCTGCTCTTGCTTGGAAAAGAGAGCCATGGTCCTTTATATGCTGAACACCTTGCAATACGAGATCATCTAGGTTGTTGCTTACGAGATTAACTGGTTGGCTAACGAGATCTTCTGACTTCTTGCCGTCATGCTCCATGGCATGCGTAGAAACAGAAGTGATAATCAAAATGCTGAAAATAACGTTTGAACGAAACATATCTATCCCTTAACAGAGTGTGTGATTAACTGTTCTTACTTTGGGAATAGAGGTGGGATTGTTGTGGAGACGTGACATGTGTCGACTGACATGAATTAACTCTGTTGGACAGTTCCTCACTCTAACTTCCATAATTCAATTTACGGAAATAAAAAACGTTGTCAAGCAACGATTGTAATTACTCTAAATTCATATAGAATTGTTCATCCAAAACTGGCCCTGAATCATATATAAAGCTATATTAGGACAGTTCATGTAAATCGTTTTGTGTGGTTTAGTTAACTCCTTTCCACATGAATCCTTCCCTCAGATGACTCACTCTCATCTGGGGGTTTTTATTAAGAGAAACAATATGAAGTTGATAAAGATAGAATGCAGAGCTGGTAATCATTGCTATACCAATTACACCAATCAGCTTATGTACGATCAATGCATAGATTGCTATAAGCCTAATCCCCGATGGGATATCTTGAAGAACTGTCCCTACCACTTTGAGATGCATAACATATTTGGAATAATCTGTTCTGAATACTGCCAAGTAAAAAAATGGCCCAGAAAATAAAACCCCTGGCCGGGAGCAACTCCAACCAGGGGAAACCAAGACAGAGAGGATAGCAACTATTTTTTCTTCTTAGGGATCTTAGCCCCAGACTTTCTAGCTTCACTTAAAGCGATAGCTATGGCCTGTTTAGGGTTGCTTACCTCTGGACCATTCTTTGAACCAGAGTGCAGCTTACCTTCTTTATATTCATGCATAACTTTTTCCACCTTCTTTTTACCTTTTGAAGGCTTCTTTTTCTTTGGAGCAACTTTAGCTTTAGGAGCCTTTTTAGCATGCTCTTTCTCGTGTTTTTCGTGCTTCTTATGTTCCATTAGCGATCCTTAATTATGTTTCCAAGATACCGAGAATGATCTCCCATCAACAGACAATGGGGAAGCAACGGCTTTTACTATGCCTTGAGGAGTAACCATATCCATTTTTTCATTAAGCCATAGCGTATTGCTTATTGGCCCGAATATATTGGTCATGACCGCTGAGCAATTGAACAGGGAGATGTTGCCAAAGCTAGATAGGGGTAGAGTGGCATTTAACCATGGAGCTTCCACAATCCACTCGGCACAAATCCTATCCAACTCCACAGGCGAAAAAAATGGTACAACCGAGTATACGCGCTTGGTATCATTGGTGATCATCATGATGAATAGACCAGTTCCAGCAGGCAATATAGGTTGCAATGCGACATAGGTCACTGAAGTACTGATGTTATCGCCAGGCTCAACAGGGAATCCTACGAGCATATTGCTAGGAGCTGGAAACATCTCCCACCATGCATAATGGATCTGTTGACCGTTCAACCAATCATGCTCTGTACCTATCTGCTCTACTGTTGAGCTACCGGAACCATCAATACCCACCCATATAGAGCTATTGGTATTAACTGCTGAGGGTTGAATATGAGGAACTACCCATGATGCTGATACTTTTGTAACGGAATGAAGGCTAGGCTTACTCAAACTTCCCATCTTAGCTACATAACCGCACCAGTTATCGCTCGATGATGCGTTCATCAGTCTTTGGTTTCCCGGCAAGCATGGGCATGGGCGCCTACCTGATGGACGATCACACTTCTTAGACTTACATTCTAAAAGCTTATAACCATGCTGATGGTCAGCAACGATAGTGGTACCAATTGTTAGTACTAATAATGCTAATTTTAAGATCATACTTCTCCTTTAAAGAAGGGAGGGCCGAAGCCCCCCTGTGTATTACTGAGCCGTTGAAGAATCGCGGAACCATTCCCTGATCTTTGCATCAGTTGGTCTCTTTTGATTATCCTGCTGCTTTTCCTTCGGAGTATTCAGGATACGGTAAGCTATTTTCATAGCTTTACGATTAGGCCGTATTTGTCCTGGCATAAGATCTCCTTAGTACTTTTTAGGACCCATAGACTTACCGAGGTCTTTGTAGTCTTCGTGCATTTGCTTTTCAGCACCATAGAATAGATCTTCAACATAACCCATGTTGTAGTTATTAGCTTTTGGCCAATACTGATCTATCACTTGGCGTGGAAGTAAGCATGGAGCTGACATATCTTCTTTGATCATAGCGCCATCGCGTGCCATCATCTTTCTGGATTCTTTACGTCCTGAGTATGATTCGCGAGACTCTAGTCCCTTAACGGTGTTAGGAACTGGATCACTGTTATCGTTGCGACGCTTCATCGCTTGACCGTCGTGGTATCTTTTTGCCATGGTGGCTCCTTTGTTAGAAAATGCGCTGTTACACGCAAGGTTCGGCCTCTATCTAACCAATCCAGAACCATTCTGATTGGGTTGAGGATTCTTTTGTTCTCTGTCAACTTCAGTTACTTCCATCATTTTATGGAGCGATACTATCTTATGAAGATGATCGATGTCTATAGACTGAATCTCCTTAATCGCCTTAGCAAAATTGAGGAGAGCCATCTGATCATCTTTGATCGCTGCTGCACGGCGCTCTTCAGCAAGAGCCTTATTCTCATCAACACGGCTGAAGCGTTCGACACCAAGTCCACGGTCAGCAATAGAACGAGCATGAGCCAATTCTGTGCGTGCTTGTTGCTCTTGGATCTGAGACTGCATCTGCATCTGCTGCATTTGCATTTGTTGTTGTTGCTGCTGTTGCATAACCTGAAGGATCTTATCTTTATCCTGGATAGTTGCCGACTCAATAAGTGAAGCATCAGGAATAGGAACGCCCATCTCTCTAAGTTGTAAGAGTTGAGCAAACTGCATCTGCTTTTGAGATTCTGTGTTGAAGCCGAGCTCTACCATGCAATGATATTTACCGAATGCTTTGTTATAGAACAATGGAGCCGGTTGTTCACCTTCAAGAAGATTCTTCACTTTTCCTGGCGTATAGTTGTTTTGAACAACCTTCATGACTATTTCGCCAAGCAAGTTCTGCGAATGATCGAGACGATCAAATATCGGTTGTAGCGTCGTTAAACCAGCTCCTTGGCGTAATGCACTAAGGACACCGGCTTTGTCGTCTAGAGCTGACCCCATAAGCTCTTCGTTTATACCAGACACCATGTTCATCTCTTTGGAGAAGGTATCTTGGAGCTCGAAGAAGTATTGAGGGATATTGGGCGGTGAAATCTGAACGATGTCCGTCATCGCCGCTTCTTCCTTCAATGGAATGATGCGACCTTGCCCTGTTTGGAATAAATGTTTGACGTCGACTGGAGCATTTTCCTTAAAGATCCAACCTGAGTTTACAACTGACTCTGCGGCATCTGCTGATAAAATGACTCGTCTGTTGAATAGTATTTGCGGGTCACGGAGCGATCGACAGATACCTTGTATACGCGAATAAAAATACGGCATCATACTATTGTAATAACCGAGGACGGGCACAAAGGGATAGCAGTCTATATTTAAGGGATTCATTCCATCATAGAACACCTTATCTTGGATCATGATAGCCAAACGAACTGTGGGTATCTGTTGTTCGATCAGTGTTATTTCGGGGTAATGTTCCATAAAGGTCTTGATATCGAGATCAGACTGTGTGGTTACTTCCCAAGTCTCGCCAGTGTTCTTATCTACAAGCAGCTTCTGG